TTAGTTTACCTCCTTCATATTTAACCAATCATATCCTATTTTAAGTTCCGTGTCAAGTGGAACATTAAAATCTATTTTGTAATACTGTTTAAGTGCAGGTATTACATCTGCTGTGCCCTGTTTAAATATTTTACTCATCACATCTTCTTCTCCAGGGTAAACATCAGCTACGATAGAATCATGAACTGTGTTTACAAGTAAACTTTTTACCTTTTGTTCTTTCATTAGTTTGTATATATTTATACAAGCTAGTGGTACAATATCTGCTGTTGCAAAACCTTGTACAGGATAATTTTTTATTTGTGTGCCATATGTAGAGCCACCCCAAGGTGTTCTTTCTGCATATGGAAAAGCATACTGCCTACCAGTTGGTAAACTTATCTGTTTAAATCGTATTGCCTCTGATTGTAGTTTCTCATGCCAAACTTTTATATCTTTATACTTTTCTAAAAATTTAGTATAATATCTTTTCTCATCTTCTGTACCAGTCACACCACCATACAAAGGTTTAAATGTATGTGCCTTTGCATCTTGTCTTGATACACCTATAATATCTGCAGTGTATTGGTGTACATCTATTTTATTTTTTATATCTTCCATACCTTGTTTATCTTGTGCTAGATAAACTGCAGTTCTAAATTCTAATTGTGAAAAGTCTATTTCAAGTATACTACCTTTTTCAAATCTAGATGTAACAACTTTTCTTATTGGAAATGTTTTACCTCTTGGTTGGTTTTGGAAGTTTGGATCTCTACTAGATAATCTACCTGTTGCAGTTACAGCTTGCATAAACTTAGGATGTAAGAATCCTTTATTATTTGTAAAATTTTTTAATCCTTCTACAAATGTATTTAAGTATGTATCTACAGCATTGTGCCTTACAACTGCATCAATAAATTCTTTAAACTCACCCTCTGCTTCAGCTGCAATTTTATTTAATGTAATCTTATCTGTTCTAAATCCAGACTCTGCTACATCATACACGCTTCTGGGTCTTTGTCTAAACCCTGCAATTTTTGCCATAGGTGTATATGTATACCCATCGCCATCACACTCAGAACATTTAGTATAATTTTTGTATGGACTACCATCTTTTTTTATTTTTTTAATTACACCTTTACCGTGACATCCAATACATTGTTCGGCTACGGTTCTATGTATTACCTCTGTATTATCTGCAACTAAATTTCTAAACTGTTGTCTAGAATATTGTGGTCTTCTTTTATTTTTACCTGTGCTTTTATCTATGCCCACATTAAATATTTTAGCCCATTCTTTTTTATCTTTTGGTTTTGCAGAATATATTAACCAAGATAATTGTTCTGGGCTTGATAAATTAATTTTAGTATCACCCATTTGTTTATATACAATCTTATCTATTTTTTGTTTTAGATATGCAAACTCTGCTCTATATTCTTTTTCAACATTATTTAAATCTTCTAAATTTATATTGATACCATTTCTTTCCATATCAGATAGCACAACTAAAAACTCATTCATCATCTTTAAAGTCATCAATAAACCCTTATTTTTAGCCATTTTTAGGTCACTCATTTGAGAATCAAATAATTTTCTAGTTATTTCTACATCTATTCTACCATACTCTTCAACTACATCTGCAGGTATATTTTGAAATGGTATACCTCTATCTGTATATTCTTTTATACGATTATCTTTTGATCCAATCTTTCTTCTACGGCAAGACATTTCTAATGTTAAACTTTTTCTTATACCCCTATTAAGTATATACTCTCCTAACATAGTATCATAAACTTTACCACTATATTTAAATCCAGATTCTAATAACCACATTAAATCAAATTTTATATTGTGACCTATAAGTAAAGTTGTTTTATCTAACACAGATTGTATATTATGATAACATCCTTTATCAATTCTTTCACTATGATTTGTAAAGTAATACTCATCATTTATACCAACACTAACTAATATATTATCAGGATGAAATGGTGATGGATCATATCCACCTGTACTTGTTACTTGCCAAGATGTTTCTACGTCTACTGTTGTTATCATACTTCATACCTGCTTATACTTCTTCTAATGGTACACACGGGTTCGCCATGATAACCATTTATTTTATTTTTACTTATACATAATGTTCTTATTTTATTTTCTAAATCACTGTTAGAGTTTCTACCTATACCAATAATTAAATCAGCTTCGGCAGCTTTACCAGTTTTAGAATTTTCCATTTGGTCAAATGAAATACTATTTCTATTGTGTGCATCAGCAGATGCTTGTGATATTGCAATTACTGCACAGTTTCTTCTCTTTGCTATCTCTCTTACACTTGTGTATATCTGTCTTAATTTTTCATCTGTTCTTGCATATGTACCAGTAACATTTATTTTATCTAGCTGGTCTATTACTATGATATCTGGTTTATGTTTTTCACAATGTGCATCTACATCTTCTATTGACCAATCAACTGTATCAAACATATGTAAATTATCTTTTATTTCACTCCAAGATTTTTGTGCAATATCTACTTCTTGCATTATTTCTTCTCTAGTCATACCAGTATAACAAGATATGGCTCTCATCTGTGTTCTTATTGCAGGCTCTTCATTTATAAACGCATGTATCTTTGCACCTTGTTCAGCAAAACCATTTGGTCCTGCACATAAACTAACCCAGAATGCTGTCTTACCTGTTTCTGGTCTAGCAAATGCAATCATAAGATTACCACCACCAATACCACCTATATTTTCTTTTAGTATTGGTATATTAAATTTCCATTTAGTTGTTACATTTAATAAATCTATAACTTCGTTTACATTTTTTGTAACTGCAGGTGCTTTTTCTTCATTAACATTTTGTTTATGTTTTTCTATCATACTAACTATTTCATTAAAGTTAGCATCTTTACCATTAAATATTTCTGTAGATTCTACTGCTATTCTCTGTGCCAAATCTCTATCAGATAGTATACGCATAATATCTTTTGCTATCTCTTTGCTTGGCTCTTGTACTTCCTTGATGTCTTCTACTAATTCACTAAACTTTTCTTTTGCAGCACGAGTTAATGCAGGATTAAATATAGCAGTATGCAATGAGTATAACTCATCTACCTTTATATCTTCCTCATATTTTTCGTGTGCCTTTTGTATTGTTTCATATAAAGAACTTATATCTCCTGCAAATACTGTTGGAGATAATGCACCTTTGTATTGTGTATAAAATTTTTTATTAAGCATAAGCCTAATCATTTGTTTTTCTATCATAAAATATCTCCCTTATCTGTTCTGTGTTATAATATTTTAAGTCATCTTCTAATGGTTTAACAATTATATTTTCAAACCCAGACGATCTTAAATCTTTTGCCATATCATATGCTTTTGTTGTAGCATCTCTATCCAAACATATATATAAATTTTTATATGGTTGCAAATGACTTTTATGTAATGCTTTTAATTTTGTACCCATAATAGCTATGCCAGTTAATATATTTGATACTGCACAAGCTGATGGGCAATCTTCTACAATTACTGCGTCATTACATTCACCACATTTAAATGGCACATCTTTATTACCATACATATACCATTTAGGAAAATCATTTTTATTTAATGCTCTACCTACTGCACCTACTATTTTATGTGACACTCTATTTTTTATTAGGAACACAACTCTATTTTGCTTTACATCATATTTAAAATCTGCTCTACCCCAAGACCAAGACTCCCAACAATTATTATTTGATAACCAACGCATAGCTTTATCATTTGAATATATAGATTGAAAACTATCTGGTATTGGAAAGTCTGAATCTTCTATATGTAATTGTTTATTACCATTAAATACTTTTTCTACATAACGCATATCTTTTTCTCCTTCTTTTTTTCCTCGTGCTTTACAGGACGCATGAAAGCAATACCAACTTATTTTATTTTCTGTAGTGTCTACTGCTAATGTATTTTTATTATTACAAAATGGACAATCCATTCTGATGTTTGTATCTGGTGGTACAAACAAACCTTGCACAACTGCTAATTGTTGTTTATAATTCAATAGGTAATTCCTCGTATGTAATAGAGTATCTATCAACAGAATAAAAATCATCTTTATCAATCTTCATTAGATTATGATTTAAATATTCTGCAATTTTATTTTCTACTTGTTCTGTTGTTGGTTCTATTTCGAATGGTATTATTGCTGTTGCTTCTATTCCCAGTCCTGTTATTCTTACTTTGTATTTTTTCATTGTCTATTTCCCTATCATACTTTTCTTTATTTGTCAAGCGATTTTCTTTTTTTATTTTTTTATAATAGTTTGGATGCTTAAATTCAAACACTAGAGTCTTCCTTTTCTTTCTTTTCTAAATGTATATGGTAGTTTATAAGAATGAAAACTTATATTACCTTTACGACTTTTCCATTCAACAGTAACTTCTTTTGCATCACCTGCTTTTGTTTGAAATGAACGCATTGCTTTTTTTAAACTCAATGCTTTTATATCTTCTGCTTTATCTTGTGTTATAAATTTATATGTTATCATTTGCTATCCTTATTTGGTTTTTGCATTTTAAAACAATCTTCTAGTTTATTTTTATGACCTAGACTGTCTATAAATTGTTGACATTTTTTTACATAAGCCTTTGATAAATCTTTTTCATCATATAAAAAATAATTTAACAGACTATTGTGATTACTTCTTACTACCATTAATGCTCCTTATAACTTACTTGTTTAACTTTACGACTCCAACAGGCACGACAACTACCACACTCACCATCTTGTTTGTAAGCAGGACATTCTCTACCTATTGCTTTTTTATCTTTGTGTACACCAGATGTCCACTTCCAAAAATTAGGTGGTGGACTATCTACTTTGATTGCTGACACACGCAAACATAAATTCTTTGGTACATCTTCTTCTTTGATGTCTTTAATAAATTGATATTCTCTAGTAGCTAACCAATGATTTATTTGTGGTGTAAGTTCACACACTTCAAATATTTTCATTAGATGTGAGTAAGATTGTATATCACCTGCATCAAACCACCTGTGATATCTCTTTGATTTATCTAGGTTTTTGTATTTTATGGTCAACAATTCTGTCATATAATCTACCCACTCATTTAGTTCTATTGCTTTTCTTCTAACTTCGTGTGCATTAAATACATTTTTAAACATATATCTATTCTTTAATGCATAACATTTGTTACATATAGTACCATCAATCAATGCTAACTTACTACCAGTCTTACAATGCTTTGCAGATATGCCCCAACCAAACGCAGGCATTTTACTGGGATTAGATAGTGTGCCTATCTTTTTTTCTATTTCTTTTATCTTCATAATATTATTGCTCCCACGATAAAGCCAATGATAAACCAAACTATTTCTGTTCGGTAATACAATGACCATACATTTATTTTATTTATTATTTTTTTCAAGATGATTTACTTTAACACATAAAATCTGGTGTGTCAACTCCAGTATATTTTGCGAATCTTTTTTTCTCACCAATGTAATATTGTTTGTATGCAGTAATATAATCTTTGTGTTTATATTCATCAGGCATACATTGTGGTGGTGGTGTAAAATATTGTGAGGGAAATCTATCTTCTACATTTTGTAATCTACCATTATGAAAAGCATTTATAATATTAGATGACTTATGTATTTTACCATATCTATGTGTATATTGTTTTCCTAATTCTTTACCAAGTAAATGTGCATAGTTAAAATTCTCAACAGATTCTCCTACCCATATTGTCATAGGGTGTTTGGGGTATGCAGGTTTGTATAAGTTAGTATCTTCGCCACAATGTTTTTGATATGCAGTTGATAACATTTGTGCAGTTTCTAATATCATTTTTACTACATGCTTATCACAATGATATTCAGCACATATCTTTGGGTTTTTATCTAAATGAAATATATTCATATTTTTTTCTCCAGTTTTCTTATACCAAATCTTAATTGGTTTTTAGTTATCTTACCACTATTGTAATTGTATTGCAAGTTATCAAATAGTTTTTTAACATACTCTTGATTAGTTCCTGCCATTTCACACCACAAAGAACAATCGGCAGTATCAAACCAATTCTTTGCTCTATCTTGTAACGCAGGACTTGACTCACTATTACTTAATATACCAAATGCATCTTCCATCATCACTTGTATTTTAGCAATGGCTAACTTTTCATCTGGTGTCTTTTCTTTTTTTTCGTAAAACATTTAATCCTTTGGTTGATTTTTGAAGTCCACAATCGGCACAGTAATAAGTTTTATCTATTATAATGATTGCTTTTCTGCTACAAGTATAGCAAACTTTAGTGCGTGTGTCAATGTGACTCGTTGTTTTTTCTGTCATTTTATGGTATAGTATCCTGTCGTTGCAGGGGGGTTAGTATATATACCTACGCTTATATCCCTGTATCTGCCTTTTATCATTACATTGTTTGGAATATAATCTAGATTGTTTAATACAACTATTGTATTGTTGTTTAGTTCCATTTTCTTTTAACCACTCTGCGTGGATTTGTAGTATTTTATTCATCATTGTTTTTATTTATTATATAATATCCTATTGTTAGTATTATTGCAAGTGCAATTATATTGTATATAAACATACCTAGTCCATATTCTATTGTCATATTATTTTCCCTTTCTTAAGGTGCATATTATTGTTGCAACAAGTATCATCTAAAAATACTCCGAAGATTAACTCCTTTTTAAAACCGAAGTTCGAGCTGTATTTTTATCAACCATACTAATAAATAATATACACCTAAAGAAAGGCTAGGCGATCTCTCGCCTAACCCTATATTAATATTAAGAGGCGATACTCATACCTTGTGCTTGTTTCCAAGCAAGTATTTTTTCTTCTCTTGTTTGCTTTGGCGCACCGATATTCATAATAGAATCGGCTGCGTCATCAATAGATATAACCAAGTCCATACCAAACTTATCAGCTAGTATGCTTTGGTCAATCTTCCATTGTATCTTCTCGTGGTTAGCAAATTTTTCTACCTGCGAAAATTTAGTCATAGACTTAACTACCTCTTTAAATCTATTGACTCTAGCTACAACAGTTTTTATCCATTGAGTATGTTTATTAACAACATCTGCTTTGGCTTGAATCATCATTTCAAACTTTTGAAACTCCAAGTCAGAACAAGGTATTGCTCTTGAACGACAACCACCAGTACCTATAATATGTAGTTCGTACTTATCTTTCCACGATTGAAAATGATTAGTACCACCTTGACCACCTTGTAGCCAATGTTGATTATCATTTCTACATTGAGATAGATAAGGGTTAGTAGTTCGTGAGTATCTCTGATCTGTACTTTTACTTTCAGCTTGTAGATCAGCTTCAATGTTGCAATCAGGATTTAATCCAACTGCTTTCATTTCTTCACGATACATAGCATAGGCAAAGTTCTTACCATTATTACTACTGCCATAACTACGACCACCATATTCTCCATCAATACTTCCGTCTAACTCAAACGAAAAATGTTTGGACTTATCTACTTCGTCATTGTATCTATCAAGCACCTTTGGTGCGTCAGTTACTTTAAAAAAGAAACAACTATCTGTGCCTACTGCATTGATAGTGTTATGCTTTTTTTGTAATGACTGAAGTGTTGCTACATCTTCCAATGGAAATCTTCTTTGAACTACATTTGTGCAAGTTTCAAATGAAGATTTAATTGTGTCAGTAACCTCATCTCTTGATTGTTTGAACTCCTCTTTTTCGTGAGTGTTCAAAGATTCACAATGCTTACGAAAGTCAATGACTAATGACCTACGCTTTTCAGCATTGAGTCTTACTTCTTTTTTATCCATACGAGTACTCCTTTGTTGTTGGTTAAAAAGATACTACTAACTAAATGTCAGTAGTATCTATAATATATATTAAATTGATTGATGTGTCAACTAGCTAGACCTAATGTGATTGCTAGTTCTTTGGCTTGTTCTGTGTCTATGGATC